TTTATCGTCAGATGGTAACGGTTTCACAAAATTTCTCCTTGAAAATACTCTCATTTTAATTTATCCTTCCAAATCTCTATGGTTTTGTCAATGCCTTGATCCAATCCAATTTTAGGAGTCCAACCTAAAAGTTTGTTTATGAGATCGTAACCACTGTTCAACCAATATATTTCTCCGTGCCTTTTTGGCCTTTGATTCCATTCAATAGTACCTTTCCATCCAATTTTGCTTGCTATTTTTTCTGCATAATCTTTTATTCTTATAGCATTGTCTGGTCCTACTGTACATATTAATCCTTCGCAACATTTTTCCACATTGGAGATTATTTGTATCCAAATGTCAAGCAAGTCATCAACATATATAAAATTTCTCCATGGATCAGAGTATCCCATATTGATAGTGTCTTTATTTTGTAACATTCTTGTGATGATGGCCTCAGTCACAAAAAAGTCGTTATCGATTCTGCCGTATGCATTTGTTTGTCTAATTGCTGTGAACGGAAAGTCATATGATCTATTAGCATATTCAAGGTACTTTTCGCAGGCATGCTTTGCCACGGCATATGGAGCATTAGGATTTGGAATGGTGTGTTCGTCAAATACTTCATAATGACTGTATGTGCCTGTGTTTTTGATTTCATCACTAATAGGTTGCCAACCATACACTTCCATAGTGCTGGCAAATATAAAGTTTTTTAAATTTTTAACTTGTCTACATGATTCTATTAGATTCACAGTACCAATATAATTTATTTCACTAAAACTTAGTTGTTCATAAAAACTTTTTTCAACTTCAGTCCTAGCTGCCAAATGCACTACAATATCTGGTTGAATAGATAAAACTTCCTGTTCTACTGCTTTGAAATCTAACAAATCACTTTGTAAATGATGTAATTCAAAATCTTTTTGTAATCTTGGAGTTAAAGCAGATCCTATAAATCCACTGCTTCCTGTCATTAAAATTTTCATGTGCCTATTGCGTTGCCAAAAAGATACACGTGGACTCTTGCGGCCACATTATATCCTCTTTGAAATGCTTTTCTGGCTACTTCGCCAGCTGTAGCAGATTGTTCTTCTTCTCTTGCACCCACAGGCATGATCCACACAGGATAATCTACGCCAGCGTCTCTAAATTTTTTCACTGTATCTTCCAGTTCTTGCCATTGTTCTTCTGAGTGTCCAACCACAAATTTCAGTTGGCCTTTTTTAGATAGTGCATAATAGTCTTGCACAAGATCAGGACGTATGGCCTTTTCTGTTTTTTCTCCTGCTACTGACCATAACTTAGGACTTAAACTAAAAAATATTTCTGTGTTATGACTTTCAACCCAGTCCTTAAAGGCTGGAGTCAACTTTTGTGTGCCATTAGTTTCAAATGTCATTGATCCAGGCAAATTGTTTTGTTTTTGTAATTCTTCATATATTCCTATTGTTGCCTGTTGACTTTGTGGCATCAATGGCTCTCCACCTGTGATGCACAAGTGTTGATGTTGTTTGGACACCGGATGCATAAACAATCCTTCTGGATTGCTGTCATTTTTCAATACGTCTACAATTTTATTTGCTAGAACTTCTGGAGTTTCTTGCCCCATCAAGTGTTTGTATTTTTTTGCCCATGTGTAAGATGAATCACAGCCTTTGTCCCACACAGGCAAGTCTTCAACCTTTTTTATTTTAGAAACATCAAATGATTCAAATGGCAGTTCCCAGCTGTTAGGATCTGTTGGATTGAGTTGTCCAAAACCATTACACTGTAGATTACACAAAAAGAATCTGATCCAAGCAGTTGGCACACCAGTGTAGTTGCCCTCTCCTTGGATTGAATAGAATATCTCTGAATAGTAATATTTTTTTTCTATTTTGTTCATAGTGTTTTGACGTTTATTTAAAGGTTCATATCTTATCATTATAGCATGTATTTAGAATTTGTCTACACTTCCCATGGATAAACAATCCAAGCAGGATCTTTGCTTTTGTCTATTTTTTCTGCATAATAATGCACTTCGAACTCTGAAGGGTTGTTATCAATCAACACAGCATAATCGGTGTATGTTGCACCACGATGACGCATTATTTCACTTATCCTTTTGAATGTATGACCAGTGTCGTTGATATCATCTACAACCAAGAATCTGTATTTGTCAATGTAATTTACTCCATCGCCATGGCCCATAGGAAAGTCAGGAATCATTTCTCCAGTGTGATCACGTGTGGACACAGTGATTGGAATCATTGGTATATCCAATTTGTGTGATATGATTGTTGCTGGAATGCAACCTCCTCTTGATACACCAATAATAAAATTATAAAACTTTGGCTCGACCAAGTCTGCAAGATGAGTAGACATTTTGTGTATTTGTGCCCAAGTGTAAAATTTTTTATCTGCCATCGCCATACACTGTATTCACTTGATTATGCACTTGTACAAATGTGGTGCATTTTGGAATATCCTTTAATCTTTTTGCTCCTACGTAGGTGCATGTTGACCTTAAACCACCTAAATAATCCGTGATAACCGTCTCTACAGGACCCTTGTAATCGATTGATACAACTTTGCCTTCTGATCCTCTGTATGAGTGTCTACCACCATGTGTTTCCATGGCTTGATCCGAACTCATGCCATAAAATGTGACTTTGCCGTCTTTGATGACTGCTTCAGATTGATCTGTGCCTGCCAACATGCCACCCAACATCACAAAGTCTGCCCCACCACCAAATGCCTTGGCAATGTCGCCTGGTACTGTGCAACCTCCATCTGCAATGATGTGCCCACCAACTCCATGAGCTGCATCAGCACATTCAATGATGCCTGACAGTTGTGGCATGCCTACCCCAGTCATTAGCCTTGTGGTACAAACAGATCCAGGACCTATGCCACACTTGACCACATCAGCACCGTCAATGATTAGTTCTTCCACCATTTCTGCTGTGATCACATTGCCGGCCACAATGATCTTGTCTGGATATTCATCTCGCACTCGTTTGACAAAGTCCACAAAGTTCTGTTGATAACCATTTGCAACATCAATGCATATCCAACGAATGTCTGGATATGCGGCCAACACTTTTTTCATAGTGTCATAATCTGGTGCTTCTTGATTGTATTGATATGCTGAGCCTGTGCATATCATAACATTCTTAAGTTTTAATCCTGTCTTAACTGCTTCATGCCAATCATCCACTGTATAGTGTTTCCTAATTGCTGTGAGCAAGTTATGTTTTTGTAATGACTTTGCCATTGTAAATGTTCCTACTCCATCCATATTGGCCGCTATGATAGGGACACCAGTCCATTTTTGTGTGGAGTGTTTGAAGTCGAATTCTCTTTCTAACACAACATTTTTCCTTGATGTAAGTTGTGAACGTTTGGGTCTAAACAATACGTCTTTAAAATCTAATTTAATGTCTGATTCTATTCTCATGTATCTCCTGTCTCAAAGTGTTTTGAGAAACATAAACGGTTGCTGTCAAATCCACGATTGTATTCATTGTATTTGTTATTGTTATCTATGCCAAAAATTACAGATTTACTCACATGAACGTCTAGTTGTTTGCACATCTCAATCTGCTGTTGTTTGTATTTGTTAACAATAAAACTGCTGGTAAAATTTTTTAACACATGATTAGATATTCCTATGCCCAATTTATTAACCCAATCACAAGAAGTTGTCATGTCTAATCCATCATCAATGTTTGTCTTTTTCATACGCATGCCAACTCTCACGTGACCTAGTGGAAACACTTTACTCACACTGGTGGTCAAGGCTTTGATGCAATCATGTTCTAAATTTATATTGATACCTTCACTGATATTAATGTATGCCATGTCCAACAACAAAGGCACACCAAGCCTGTCACATCTTGCAAGTATTTCATTCATCTCAGGATGTTCTTCACCTGTATCTGCAAAAGGACAACTTATAACCACACAATCATTCTCGTCTATTTCATCGGCATGTGTCAAACTTGTTATTTCACCATATATTGTGCGTTGCATAATATTATGATAAATGTATTCTCCTTTGAAACTTACTAATCGCCTTGTTGGATTGGTTGCTGTAAACAGGTCAAAAGTGTTAGTAGTGCCTAGTGAAAATGCAAGTGAATTAAATTTTTCTAATCCTATAAGATTGTTGTTTGAAGATTTGACATAATCAAAGTATCTTTCAAGAAAACCATGCACATTGGTGTTATTAATAATATCCATGTATGCATTTTCATGTAGAAAAATTTGAATAGATTGTATTATTTCAGGATCGTCAATACACCAAGCACCCCCATATGCTTTTTGTTTTAAGTTTTTTGAAAGTTTTTTAACCTCGATCATTATCTAGGAGCAAATTCTTGTTGTAGTTTGATGTTGTCCATAAACTCTTTTTTAGTGGTTTGATCCTGTTGAAAGGCGCCTTTCAACACAGTGGTTTGTGTCAAACTTGAATGTGCATGAATGCCTCTGTTTTCACAACAACCATGTGTGGCTTGTATGTACACACCAACATTTTTTGATCCTGTTGCTTTGCTTATTTGACGTGCAATCTCGTTGTTAAGTTCTTCTTGCAGTGTGCCTCTTCTTGCACACCATTGTGCTATTCTTGTGTATTTAGAAAGTCCAATCAATGTGTCTGCGGCAATGATGCCAATGTAGGCAACACCTGCTACTGGCTGGTGGTGATGTGAACACAAACTTTTTATTTCTGAACGCACAACCAACATGCCACCATAACCGTCTTCCACGTGATTAGGAAAAGCAGTTGCATTTGGCATAGGAAAATATCTGCCACGCATCAGTTCGTTCACATACATCTTGGCCATTCTTCTGCCTGTGTCCTGTGAGTTGGGATCATTGTGTCGATCAATTATCAAACTGTCAAGAACTGCTTCAAACTTTGGAGTCAGTTCATCAATGATCAATTGATGTTCACCTTCTTTGATGTGCTGTGAAATGTTGTCGCCTGCCCAATATCTTGTGCCTGCTGATTGTAGTCTTTGTTTTATGTCATCTGTTATACTCATTGTGTTCTCCGATGTTAAGGCAGTGGATTGCCATTAAGTTATTATACTTTCATCAATTGCTTCATACAAGTTTTTTCCATGGAAAAATTCAGTTTGCAATTTTTTCTTTTGTCTTTGTATTTCTGTAAGGTATTTAGAATAATTTTCCATGATGTCTACAATTCTATCCATAATTTTTTGTTTGTTTTGTTGATAATTCTGCATGTCTCGAGTCCATACATCAGGATATTTCATAGTGTCAATAAACATTTCTGTGTATGACAGTCTGTCAGGCACCATCACCATACAGTCAAGGATGAGTCCTTCATAGCCTGATATGCCCAGTGTTTCTTGTAGATTGGCTGAAAACACTAATTTAGATTCTGCTAGTAGATTGTGATATTCATATTTTTTCAGTGAACGTTCTTGACACACCACAAAGTCATACTGTGGCAGTGCTTCTTTCAAATCATAGAATATTTCTGGTTGCTTCTCTGGTGCCAAACGATGTGGAAACACAATTTGATTCTTTTTGATTGCGCCTTTGTAGGCTTCAAGTTCTGCATCAAAATATTCCATGGGCCAACCTGTTCTTACAACTTTGTTGTCCTCTAGCCAAGCATTTTTGAATGATTGGTTCCACAAATGGATGTGAAAGTCTGTAGCATAAAAGTTGTGATCATAACAATCAAACATTGAACGTTCTGCATTTCTCACCCATGGAGCATCACCAATTAGCCTGCCTAAGAAGTCTTGCGGATCATATGAACCAGCATGCCACATGCCTCCTATGGTGATCTTTACACCTAGTAATTCAGCCATGTATTTCAATTGTATTACTGTAGGGTTCCATGCATCTGTGTATAAGAAGTAGTCACCATCTTTGATCTTGCCTTCACAGAACATGGTTGCAATCTGTTCCAATTGTTTGGACTTGTACACATTGGTGCCGCCAAAGTTGAGAAAAGCGCCTGGTGTGGTGGCTTGTGGAGTTTCACCACCTGATATTGTGATCACCTCTGAGTGTGTGTGTTTCTGTATCTGCCATGGCAAATACTTCTTCCATTCTGCTGTGTATCTTGTTTCTACTGCTTCAATGTCAACAATATAAATCATCCGTGAATGCTGTCTTCTTTCGTAACAGTTGTATAAGTGGTTGAAAGATATGTTAACATCTTGGGGTCTTTGACTGAAAAGCAAACTTCATCACAACCTGCATCTTCAAAATAAAAGTCCTTGCCATATTCATAACCTTTGCGTCCTAGATCGTTGGACACAATGCATCCCACATCAAAATCAGTGTAGTTGCCGTTTAGAGCTCCGCCTTCTGTCTCATAGTATCCTCCACGTTCAGTGGTCTTGTCCGAAGCAATTACAATGGTGTGTTCAAACTTATATGGTCCTGGATTGCTCATCAGTTGACTGCTTTTTCATATGTGTTGTCACAACCATTTTCACCATCTTCAGAAACTTCTATTCTTATCTGTCTGCCTGGATGTTTGATTTGTATTTGATGTGCAAGTTCATCAGCAATCATTTCACAAGACTTGTAGTCAAGTTCAAGTGTGCCTTGATACAGTGATTCTAACCATCTTTTGAATTGGATAAACTCAATATCTCTATCATCATGAAATACCTCTATCCAAACTTTAAAATGAAATATGTGTCTGTGCGGATATCCAAGGAAACTTACATCTTCTAGTTTAGGCTCTTCTAGTGCCGCTGGGTATTTGTGTATGCCTTCTTTTCTAAATGTTATCCATATCTGTTTCATATTGTTTCATCATCTCCATATTCTGACCAATCAGTAAAATGTTTGTCATCAATCATGTCTCTCACTGACCAACACCATATGCCTGGATTGGTTGCTTTGAAATCTGCATCATCTAATTTGATAACCACATTGCCTTTCATGTCCATAATGTTGTCCATTCTTATTCCATATACTATAGTAAATTTAGGATATGTCAACAGTTCTGTGATGCTCTCAAATCTGTATGCTGGATTGGTGTCAATAGTAACATGATAATCATGATCCAAAAAGTATTTTAGTTGTGATCCGATAGACGAAACTTCTTGTCCATCTAACACTTTATAGGAATGATTTGCGCCAAAATAAATGTGTTTAGCACCAGTTTTTTCAGCATGTCTCAACACTTTAGCAGTTCTTTGTAAGCCAACTACAAATAGAGTGTGCATGCCTGCTGTGGCAGTCTTCTCTACTTCTGCACCAACAAAAAAGTCTGCATCCTCTTTGATGCCGTCTTTGTAATCACGTTTCATCTTTGTCTAGTTCCTCTAATATTTGTTTGTATTTTAGTTTCATTTTTTTTGCGTCAAGCAGTTCTGCCTTGTGTGCCCAATCTCTGATGCGTTCTCGTTGTGCTTCCATTTGTTTGACTTTTTTCTTCAGTGCCTTGAGTTGTTGCTTAATTTCTTCTGCGGTCATTTGTACAGTTGAATCGTTAAAGTTTGTCATTATATCTCCTCAAATAAATTGTTAAACTGTGTTGATGCATTCACTGTTTTTTTGCCTGTGGCTCCTCTGGTTCCTATAATACTCATCCAGTATTTAGAATATTCTTCTATTATAGCATCTGCTACGGATCTGTCATCTGTTGCAAATATGGCTTCCACAATGTCACGGAACATAATTCTGTCAAATGTTTCATTTATCAACATGTTTGGTATCTTGCCTTGATCGTACTGTCTGTTGGCTTCTTGTACAGCATTAATATGCATCCACACATTGTGTCCCATCATTATTGCATAAGAAAATGAATCCCAAGATGTTTTGCCTTCTTTGCCAATCTTGTTGAGATCGCCTGGAGCATAGATGCAGATGTCTTTGGCTGTGAGTCCTTGTGTGATGGGAGAATCCAAAAAAGATTCATGTTTGCCTTCTCTCACAAATGCTTCTGCAAATGCAGTGGTATCTGTGGATAACTTTTTATCATCAATGGAAGGCACCATTCTGTATACCCATTTTGAACGGTCTTCTGTTTCTACTTGGCAATAAACTTGTCCGTTGGCAGTTGCTAGGAAAGGTGAAGCACAATCGAATGTTACTGTGAAGTTTGGATTGTGATGTTTACGCACTGCTCTTTGTATGTCTGTCAGCAGTGTTGCCCATTCAAGTTTGGATGTGCCTAAGAAGTGCATGTAGTCATGCACACCTTTTTCCAACAATCTGTCAAATCTCAGTGCAACCAATCTTTTTAAAACAAGATGTATGTCGCACATGTTTTGGCCACCCATACTCCATCCATTAAAGTGTGTGTCTGGATATTGTTTTGGATCACAATACTTCTTCATGCGTTCATACCAATCATCTGCTTCTGTGTGATTTTCACCTTGCAATACATTTAAAAACTTACATGCACCTGAACGATGCTTCATAAAATATTCATTGTTGATGTTTGTGGCTTGGCAGGCTTCTTCATAGGTTGTGATGCCAGTTGCTTTTTGTCCTTTGGGTGAACGAGCCACCCAGGCAGGAATATCAAGTATCATGCCATAGTCCATGTAGGCATCCATCCAAGCAAGGACCTGCTCACGTTTCTTTTGTGCTTTAGGACATGACGGATCTTTCCAGTCACCTTCCCATACACCTTTACCTATTTGAAATCCTCCTGAGTCACCAAGAGCCCATGATGTTGTTCGATCACGTTGACGAAACATGTCTTCTTTGGGAGAATCTCTGTTAATGTCTAAGTCGGCGTGACCCGCAGAATACAAACACCATTTGTATTGAAACTGTCCTTGTGTTGAATTTAAAAAGTTTAAACTTTCTACTCCATGTGTAAAGTTTGCTGGAATACGGGGAGTTTCAACATACTCCATTGATCTTTGTTTGCCAATGAATGTTGCAAAAAATCCACTTACTGCTGGGAGAAACACAGCATAGTCTTTTTGTTCAGCAGTAAGGTTTGTGTTCATTTACTTGCTCTGTGCAGGTAAGATGTATTGATATTTGGCCATGCCTGAATCAAGTGTAATTTGTAATGCACCATCATCTGAAAAAGACATTTCGCAATCAGCTGTTTCTATTAGTTTAAGAATCTGCGTGACTTGTGCCACTGGCCATGCCCAAGTTTTGTCCAATTTGCCAGTGATGCCTGTTGCAAATGTAAATTCACCGCCGTGTGAAGATGCATCACCAAATTTAAATTTAAGTGCATCGCCATCAGTGAACACAGTAAAAGTGTTTTCTTCTGCATTGGCTTGTGCTTGAAAGTTAAGTCTTTGCACGTCTGGCATGGTTGGCTTGATAGTAACATGCCAATTTACTCCTCTGAATTTCACAGACTTGAGTTTTTCATTTACAATTTCTGCATTCATAAAGCGATAGTCATTTTTAAAATCTTTGTTGTCATTTTCAAAGTGCAATCCCACAGGCACAGTTTCGCTGTTGCGTTCTTGTGTGTTGACTGTGATCTGTGCGTTGTCTTTGTACACAGGCAGTTTTAGTAGAATATCAAGTTTGCCTAAATTAGTGAGTGTGTGTGCTTAACAATGTCTTGTAGTGTATCTTTCATGTTAGTTTCTCCTTGTTAAATTATATGTGTAATTAGAGCTAAAGTCAAACAATTTTTTCAAAGTGGTGTAATCTTTGTGAGATGAGATTTGATGCTTGTCTTTTCACCTGGTTTTGTCAGCACTACAAAAGAATACATGTCTTCAATGTGATAAAATTCTGCATTTAATCCACAAGCATCTGCAAAGCGTTCAATTGACTGTTCATTGCAGTAGGCAATCTTTTTATCCACAAACTGTTGCCATTCTTGTTCGCCATCGCCGTCAGCAAAATGAATGAGTGCTTGACCGCCTGGACGCAACACTTTTGCACAGGACATCATAAGATTTTGTGTTTGTTCTAATGAAAAATACGGCACAAGATCAAGTGAAATCACAGTGCCAATTTGATTGTGAGGCACATGATGATCTTCAATGTGCCCTGTGAATTGTAGTGGTTTTGTTCTGAACATTTGTGGATTGGCATGTTCAGTTTTGCCCACTTTATGTTTGGTATATGATTTGATATCATCCACTGTGCGATGATTACTGCACACATACACAAGATGTGATTTCACTGACAAATGTACATAGTCATGTTGATTGGCAATCAACCAACACCAAGGATATCGCCAATCACTCTGTCGTTGGCACCAATTGGTGACAAATTGTTGCACAGCTGGCGAATGTGTGATGTTGATATTTTGCACAAAGTGTTCTGTAAACCCAAACAAAGATTGTGATTTGCCTTGATCATACACCAAAGCATGTGTCTTCTTTTCGCTTTCAGTGATCAGTTGTTGTGCCACTCGGAGCGATTGTGCAAGTTCTTGTTTGACTTCGGCAAAGTCTTCATCGCAGGCTTGTTCTAGCACTTTGATGGCATGTTTGATTTGACGTCTTGAAACCATTACCCAAATAATTTATCAAATGTGTTGTCTGCTTCAGAGGCATGAAGATCCCAATCCAGCACACCAATGAGATTGTCTAGTTTTTTATTGATCAGTGTGGCCTCCATTTCATCATCTGCAAATGGCAGTTCTTTAAACCAATCAGGAATACGCAGTTCATCTGTTGGATAAGCAATGGATGTGTATCCCATGGGATTGTCACGCAGTTTGCACACAATACATTTTTGCCCATCAATGATGTCCATGGAATATTTGTCGTTGTAAACTTTCTTGAGTGTGTTCCAATTGATGGCCGCTCTCACGTGTCCTGGCATGTTAATCTTGCCTTTGCGTTTTTCACGTGAATGATACTCTGTAAGTTTGTTCACACGACGTGGTGAACCTTTTTCCCAACCTGGCATCTTCTTAAACTCCAAACGAAAGTCAGCAATAAAGTCCATGATTTCTTCTTCGCCAACACCCATCAACACTTTGTCCAACACATCTGACAGAAAGTTTTGAATGTATGCTGGAGTGTCAGAACGTTTCAAATCTAACCCCATGGCTTTGATCTTGTCCACTGCTTCGCCTTCAAGATCATAAATTTTCATGGCATATCTTTTCTTTGTGATAAACAAACCTTTAGTGCCAACTGCTTCTCTGCCTGCCGCAATCAGTTTACCATATGTTGATGGACAGTTGAATGCCTCCAGCATAAATTTTGGAAAAGATTTGTTGACTTCTTCGGCAACAGAATCATATAGTTGTGTGACTGACTCTTTGCTCCATGGTATGTTGCCTGCATCAATTTCTGTCTTGAGTGGTTGATATGCTGAAAAATACACAGAGTCTGTGTCACCATATATAACACTTTTGCCTCTGTAATCATACTCGCCACAGATGATTTCATTGGTCTTGGATGCCATGTGTTTTGTGATGCATCTGCCTGTCAGTGTGGTTGACTGTCCAATCCTTGTGTCAAAAAATCTACAACCAGGATTAAGAATAGCGCCATACAGTGAGTTCAAGTTAATTTTCTTAACCAACTGTCTTTTGTCCCAGAATGCAGTTTCTGTGTCGTTGTTGGCATCAATGGCCTTTTTCTTTTTGGCTTGCAGTTCTTTGCGTTCTGCATACCATCTCTCTAATAGTCCGGGAATCACTCCTGCAAATTCATGTGTGAATATTGTGCCATTGGCAGACAGGAACCATGGTTGATCTGAATTGAATATTAGTTCATAAACTTCTGCCGCACTCAGTATATTAGACTCGCCTGTTTCCCAATCAATGGTGATGCTTTGTGCCCTGTCTTTAC